CTACCAGAAAAAGCAGGCCCGTGTTGAATAACGAAATCGACTTGGTCTATTGCGATTGCCTGGCCAGTGGGGACATTGACATAAGCAGATAGATCCAGTGTACCTTGAGTAATGGTTCCAGCTGCATCTAAAGCCGCCATCGTTACAGTTTCGGTCAGGTAAAAGGTTCCAGTCTTTGCAGTTGCCATGAATTCACGGAAATGGTGCCGGTAAATGAACCCATCTATAGAAAACCCCTATCTTTTGAGCGAAGCGACAACCAGACTTTTAGTCAAGTATCCTGGCCGTCAGCACGCTGCCGACCGCCTAATCGCACTTGACTACACGCATTTTCCCCCCTAATGGGCTGGATTCAAAGGTCTGACCCTTTCAGAACGCATAATAGAATTATTTATACGTGAATTCACGTTCGCTTTGGTTATGAAGACGGCAATAACAGTGACGATTGACATGCAATGCGCCCAATATCTCGATGGAAAGGTAGGTAAGAAGAGCCATTACATCAACAAGTTGATCCTTACAGACATGCAAACTGCTCTTGAGGAGAAGAAATCGACCTGGATTAAGTGTCCAGAGTGTGATATCCCCGTAAAAGACGGTGGAACTTGCAAGTGGTGTAATCTATGATGCCTTATTCGATTCAATTCTGCGCTCCTCAGAGATGTCTGGACTGTGGAACAGAGTTTCAGGAAGCTAAAGACCATCATGGTCATGATTACTGCCCATCTTGCAGACTTGTGCATTCCTTGGATAGATTAATTGAAGTCCTGGAGATGATTAGATGAAGTGTTCAGTGAAAGATTGTGAGACCAACCTGGAATTAGATCTATCCTTCACGATTAAGATATGCAGATGGTGCCGACGAGAGATGGAACCGTCCTGGGATGAAGATGATTGGTTCAATAATTGGGTGGAGTTGATGGAAGATGATACAGACACACTGTGATTGTGGAACTCGAATTTCTCCAGGGTATCAACCAAGGTCTAAGATTCGCATGTGCGCCAGGTGTTGTCGAATCAAAAGAAGTTTATCCAAACAGAACCGACAAAACAGATCGCCAAGAAAAACCAAAACCATTCCCAGCCATCCAGGTCAAGAGATAGACGAGTAGAGCCATGCTCGAGAACGATGTCGGGTGTTGATGGGGGGTCTTCGTCTTCAGATTCTGAATCAGGCATACAATAACTTCCTGGCGTCACCTATTGCGGGATCTATTTCAGGTTGGTCATACAAGGTGAAATCTATTATCGCCATTGGTATCAAAGTCAGTGGATGGAATCTGAGAATACCCTGGGCAATCAATGCAGCTCCAGCTAGAGTAGACAATGCAAATGGCGCATCACTCCAAGGATTGATTGCAGCTGTGAGCATTGCAGCTCCAGCTCCAAAGTCATGAAACCCTCTAGTGAGTAATCGAGTTCGAGAACTTCCTCCCACATAACTCGCATAACCAGCATCATGATACATGGCTATCCTATCTAAATCATTGACTGGCTCGATTCCCAATGCCTGGCGTTTTTTATATTGTGTACCAGGGCCAAGATAATTATATCGCTGATAAGAATTGTAATCCCAAAGGTGATGCTCTCCAGGGAAGCTTACTTTTGTAGTTCTAGCCTTTTCAGATTTCTCAAATTGTTTAATCTGTGTAGCTGTAAAGTTTCTAGGAATTTGTTGAGGGTGCATACCCCCCATCAACAGCAGAAGTTTTCGCCGAAGATCTTCAGACTCTCTGCTGTTGCTCATATGACAACCTCAGTCTGTTGATATGTATTAAGTCTGGTTCTTTAGTAGCGATGCCAGTTGCAATATATCTTAAACTTGGAATGGTAATAGTGTCGAGGTTCACTGGAATACCAGAAGTAACTAAACCTACCCATCTATACAAGTACAGAGAATCACTAGCTGTAGGATCATTACTTCCGAAATTCCAAGTGTCTGATTCTATCATTACACCAGGAGTATTACTTGACTGAACCATAACTGATCCTCTTGCAAATTTAGTATTGAGCGCATCATCGGGTGAGACGTTGAAACCTGCTTCTGTGGAAGTCCCTAACGATGGAGTACCTAAAGCGCCAACATCTTGTAACGGAACATCACTAACAATGAAGATGTCGATAACTCTTCCACCTCCAGTAGGAAGTGGTGTCATACTGGTAAAATAAGTTGTAGACCGTTGAAGACCCTGGCTTCCAAAGAATAAGGTAAGCTCTTGCATGGATAAGCCAGCAATGTCTAAAGTTTCTTCAGATAGAAAAGTACCACCACTAACTTTAGTCCAGTTGGGCGCAATGCGGACATTCCATTCCAAGGTAGCGATGTCATAGATGAAGGTGCCACCGTCAATAGTCTTCTTGATTTCAAACGGTTCATCTGCCATAGTATCACTTCATTGATTTGCGTGCTGCTGCACCGGCCCTCTTGAAACCGTCCTTCTTCCAGCCACCGCTCTTCTTCTTGAAACGGTGTTGTACCTTTTTGAATGCTTTACCATAAGCGATGTTCTTGGCAGAGGCCTTTCTTGGCTTCTTCTTTGGCTCATACGCTTTCCGAGCTGTCTTACGTTCTTCACCTTTGGTAGTTGAATGGCTAGCGGTTCCGCAATGATGGCAGAAGTTTACCATCGAATCAAGCCTCGGCAGTACTCTGGATTGCAATTGCCATCCAGTCTTTGGTTCCTAGTTTGACGACTCTGCATCGAACACGCACTGAAACAAATAAGGGATTGGCGCCTACTGCAGCTGCGTTATTGCCAGCAGTGATATACAAGGAGTCATTAACAACCATAAATGATTCAGACAAGGAACCAGGGCCGAAATTATCAGGGTAGAGATCAGTGGTGTGTGATGCCTGGTTATTTGCTGCATCGATATTCAGACAACCTGAAGCAATCAAGGAATGGTTATCTGCTCGAATAAATAATGTGCCAGGGTTCAAGTCAGCCAATTGAAAGGTGATTGAACCATTTGCGGCGAGCATTCCTCCAACACTACCAGAAAAAGCAGGCCCGTGTTGAATAACGAAATCGACTTGGTCTATTGCGATTGCCTGGCCAGTGGGGACATTGACATAAGCAGATAGATCCAGTGTACCTTGAGTAATGGTTCCAGCTGCATCTAAAGCCGCCATCGTT